AAAAGTTCCGGCAGTGATGGTCTGCGAACCGAAGGTGTGGACACTGATCGCTTTATTACTCTGGGTAGAGTTGTAAATCAACACCGCATCAAACGCAGTAGTCAACGTCACCGTGGTGTACACAATAGACGCAGAGGGGGTGAAGAAACCTACGCCCGCCGTTGCAGAGGAGTTTGTAGATGTCGGAGCCGTAGCGTTTGTTACCGTCACACCGCCCGCTGTGTAGCCTGTGCCGGAAACTTCGTTTGTAGCCGAATAAGCCGTAGTGGAAGCATTGACCGTAGCAGAAGCTAAGTACAACGCCGCTTTCAACGTGTCCGTGGTAGGTGAGGTCAAGCTACCGCGAGAAACGATAGTAGAAGTGCCAAGTTGGTGTTGGGCCAACATCAGTTCGCTGAGGAACGAAGTGACCATGCTCTGCGTGTTCGCCATAATATTTCCTTAAAAAGATGCTGCCGCGCCGCCTGCAAAGGTAGGCATTTTCTTCAACGTAACATGCGCTGATCGGTGAACCAACTCGCCATCCAGCCAGTACTCAGTCCAAGATGTTAGTTCGTTGTCGTTCTCAATTTCTCCGGCGCGGTGTTCCAACAGGGAATCATCCATGTTGCCTTTGGTGGTAGTGACTATCAATTTGAACTCCTGATAAGTGCCGTAGTTGAGGTGTTGGCGGGCATGGTGATTGTAAACGTGGTGGTCGATGTTTTGTCAGAACCAAAGTCCAGAACAGCAATAGACTTGTTACCCTGCGTCACGTTGTAAATCAAAGCACACCGGGCGGTCAAAGCCGCCGTCCAAGACACGTTATTCCAATTTGCATAGGCTACATAGCCAGATGAACTAATTTGAACCCCAGTCATAGTCTCCCCACCAGCCGTGTAGCCTGTACCTGAGACTTCATTGGTTGCGCTGTAAACGGTAGTGTCTTCGTTTAAATCTGCGTTACCTGTGTACAGAGCAATCTTGATCGTGTCCGTGGACAGATTGTGGACAGCCGTGTACAACTCCTTCTTGAAGCTGGTAGTCTGGGTCTGGACAATGCTCATGTGACCGCCTGCCTATACTGACCACTACGATAGGCATCTTGACGTTCCATGCCGTCACCCAGACGTTTAGCAAGAGCTAATGCTTCTTTGTACTTAGTGTCGTACAAAGCTAATAGATCACTTTCACCTTTCATATAGGAATATGCTTCTACTAGTGATCCATACAACAACACGGTGTCAAAGTTATCCCCCAACCAAGTTTGCCCGCTGGCAATTGTGGTGATCGACTCAGGGTAATAGTAGTAGTGAAGTTCTGCGGAGTAAGTAGCATCTGGCGTGGGGCCAAGGATAAAGCTCAACTCATTTGTTGGTAAAGACGGTGGCCCTGCTGTTGTAGTTGGGCCAAACAACGCATAGTACTTTGGTGTTCCCGTGTCCGTTGGCGTGGGATATGCCTCACGAATAAAGTTCACATCTTTGTTAAGTAAGAAAGTGTACGGGCCAGAGCCGGAGAAAATAGCCAACGAGTACGTGGCTAAGAAGTCATCTGGAGCAGACAAATACTTGTTGCTTGCAGTAATTGTCCCCGTCACGTTTTTACGTATTGACGGAAACTGCACTGAGTTGTAAATGCGCTGCTCTGCCTGTGTAATAAACAGGTTTACATCCACCGTTTGAAAGGTGTTCTCCGTGTAATCGGAAATCGCAACTACAAGCGCAGCGTAGTTCATGCCATCGGGCCTCTTGCCATCACACCCTTGGTAGCGCAACCATTGCCACGGGTTTTGATGCCGTCAGTTTTTACGGACTCATCACCGGCAGATTTACTGATAGCACCAACGCTAACGTCATAGGTTTCTGCTTTGCTGCGATTGGGGTCTTTGCCGGGGTTGGTAGAAATCTTCATGGCTGTACCATCCATCTTGTGTGGAGGTGCATAAACAGCAGCAGAGCCAATTTCCTTGCCGCCTTTTTTCATACTGTATGCCATGATTTACCCCGATTTCTGGTTAGCTGCACGAGACAGATTACGGCCTACGCGCATACGGTCTTCGCTGGTAGGGCCACCTTTTTTCATGCCTTTGGCATGCATGCGGCTTTCGTGACCCTTGACCATTTTTTTGGCCTCGGTATCTGCAATTTGCTTTACTTTTTTCGTGTCCATCATTGACTCCTATGAAACCGTTACCGTTACTGTACCAACACTTGTAACCCCAACCAAATAATTTGGGGTCAGCGCTACATCAAACTGACTTGCTCCGCCAACCGGATACCAGCCCCACTGAATGTCCCTACTACCTTGCCCCGGATACCCTAAAGTATCCAAACCAGAAGCTACATAGCTACGATCTGGCCTAGGGTTGCGCAAGGCTTGCGGGTCATCCACGGGATACATACCTAGTTGTAACTGAGGATGATCGGGATCCCAGCAAGGTGGACACACTAAGAGATTGTAGTTCTTTGTCTTAATAATTTCCGTACGTAGTACTTTTAACTTAAAACGCTGACCACAACGGTCACACTCCGAAATTGCATTTTTGCCAGAAGCAAACCTATTGCCCATTACTACCGCCCAATATAGGTTTGACGCGGCACAAACCGCACAGACGCCTTTTCTCTATCTTCGTCTGCCGCTAACTGCCAAGCCTCGTCGTACTGGGCTTTAAGCATGGGTATGCGCTCCATACCTTGGGGAATTTTTCCCGCAATATAGTACGAAAGTCCTGCCGCCATACAAGGAATAAACCGGAAAGGCACATCCATAATGTTGACACCACCACCCGCATCTTGCGTACGGCGTAGCCGCCAATAAGCTAACGTGTATGTCTGTGCGTTATCAGGTGTAGGCCATACAGTCACGGCTGGTAGCTGCTGCCAATAAACAGCAGTCCCAGACGTATGGGCCGCAGCGGTGGTGTTGTTCTGCGCACGGAAACAGCTATTGAGGGTATTCCCATCTATATAACCGTAATTAATGGTTTCTGAGTCTATTTTTATAAATCCAGAAGCCGGTAACCCAACCGTAGAACTCAAAGTAATTTGCGTACTTGTGCTTGTAATAGTGCTACTTAGGGTTAACCCTACCACTGAAGTCTGTCCGTTGTAGCGTTGAATCCACAATTGTATTGGTCGGGCTTGAGTTAACTTATTAGGGATCGTAGCGTAGGTAGAAACACTAATACGTGTAATGGTTAAGTCTGCTTGATTAGCCGTACTGTTTGCGTTAGTACGTATTAGGTGTTCAAGTAGATCAATTGTGTCATCAGGTAGGGCGTATGTGTTTTGCCCTTGTACTAACTCAATAGTTCCCGGCTCTATAGTCCACAAGTTAATGCCCCGGTTTGCCCAGTCAGCAAACATGATGTTGAGGCTACGACGAGCCGTACGCAAATCGTATCCCGTGCGTAGCTCGGAACCAGCACGTTCAAACGCTTCCTCGACTAACTCAGTTAGGTCAAGGTTAAAAGCTGTGGAACCGGAGGTATTTGCCATTATCTAAAACCTGCTGTTTTCTTTGCTATGGTTTTGGGTTGCGCCACAAACTGTTTGCCCGCTGCCTTACCTGCACGTTTTGCTCTAGTGGTAGCTGCGTACTCAGTTGATGACAAAGATTTTATAGCAGCTTCAGGTAAGTACCGCTCACCTGTTTTTGACGACGGCTTCCCCGATTTGGTGCGCCATTTCTGGTCACCCCAAGCTTTTAGGGACTGCTGAGGTGCTTTCAATCTCTGTACCCTCCGCCTGCGGCTTTATAGCGCTTAGCCATAACTTGTGCCTTACGGGCTGACCACTGCCCAGCGCCCGTACCTACGATTGCCGCAGCTTTGACGCTGTTAAAAATACGTTTGCGTAGATCAGGCTTGGTGTAGTTACCCGCCTCATTTACTTTAGACTTTGTTTTCCCACCTTCAGCGTACTGGGTAAAGTCAGTGCTATCCCTACGTGCTTTTTTCTTAGCACCGGGCATCTTGGAGGGGGAGATGGCCCCCATACCGCGTGAGGCCATCATTTTTTATTACCCCTAGTTTTTTTAGCTAAAAATAACTTATCAACCATCTCTATCCGCTGAGGTTTGGTTGTAACTTTATTGATGATGCCCAGCCTTTTGGGTTTACTTGCGCCATAAAACCCAGCCTTTTTTAAAGACTGAACTACTTGCTTTGGCCCGGTTGCCATATCAACACATCTTTCCACGGGTCTTACCCCGCTGGGCGATACCATCTGCGCGTGAGGAAGCAGATCCGCCCTTAGCCATTTTCTTTACTGGCTCATCTACCGGCACATCTTTAGGGTAGATTGGCGGTTTAGGCGCGGGTTTAGGCATGGGCTTAGCTTTTTTAGCTACGGGCTCATCTACCGGGGTAGCGTCAGGGTATTTAACATCTGCCATGATAAATCCTTAGCAGGCTTTGCCGCCATTTTTCATCTTAATCATAGTGCCTTTAGTTTTACCTTTAGAAGCAGCACCATCAGCGCGAGAAGATGCTGAACCGCCTTTAGCGTAACCCATGCCACCCATGTTCATCTTTTTGACATCGCCACCATGTTTCATTGCGCCCTTACCGTCACCGATAAAAGAAGGTTTGCCATCTTTCATGGGCATACCGCCACCAGCCATGCCGCCTTTTTTCATACCCATACCGCCACCCATAGGAGGAGCAGGGGGACGAGCGCCGCCGCCCATTGCGGCTTTCTTTTTAGCCATCATCATAGCCATCATCTTGGGGTCCATCTTTGTAGCCATCTCACCACCTCGTTTAAAAGTTTTGCCTTTATCGGCGTTGCTGAAATCTTGCCCCACGGACTGTGGAACTCCTACCTTCTTGGCAAACGATGGGTTGTGAGCCACCGCTTCCATGAAATTGTGTTGCTTCTTACTCGTGCTTGGCATCTTTTTTTACCAGCCTCTGTACGGTGTTAGTTTCCCAGATACGAATGCTTAACCAAACAATAGTCAAGACACCACCAATAAGCGTTACCATAGGAGTCATCCACCCTAAAAAACCACCAAGGCCCATTACTACGGCAGCGCCATCAGCCATTGTTTTTACATCGTTTGTGTCGGTCATACATACCTACCTTTGGTTTTTCCGCGTTGGGCTATGCCGTCTGCGCGGCTAGAAGCGGTAACTTTGCCACCTTTTTTCATGCCAAAGTCGCCTTCTGAGTACCGGGGCTGAAACTTGTCTGAAGCGTCTGAATCATCAGCTTTCCCGGCTTTTTCTTTTGCTCTTGGGCTAAGCTTAACCTTATCCCGCATGTTGACGACTTTATCTACTACGTCGCCAAGACCAGACTTTTCAACAATCTTTTTACCTACGCCAGTACGCTCATCAATTTCTCTGCCTATACCATACCCAGTCTCTAAAGCTAAACCAGCGAGCCCAGCACGACCACCTGTGCGGGTCATAGCCCTACCACCAGCCTCTTGCTGCATCATTCGGTTGTACTCACGAGCAGCAGTGGGGTTTAGCCCTCTACGTATACGCTCTGCATCAGCCCTTTGAGACGCAACTACATCTTCACGCAAGTTGGGAGTTAAATCCCTAGCGTTAGTTTGTCCGGGAGAACGGTACGTATACCCTTCTTGTGCTGGTCTATTTAAGCGGCCCATAGTTACCTCAACATTTCCATCTAGCTAAGGAAGCCGCCTTACGGGTAGGCTTACCTTTTTCATCTTTCATTGGCCCCGGCATCCCAGACATCCGCGCACAAAATGAGTTCTTGCGTGCGCCACCTTGAGGCTGGGGAGCTTTCAGATTACTGCCTGTTGCTGCGTTGTACTTGGCACGGCCTTTGGCAGTCAAGCCCGCCCCTTTGGAGACCGGTAGCTTCTCGCCCCGGCCTACAGAGAGAACCGGGCCTTGCTTCTTAGCCATAGAACACTACTGCGGTTGTAGTTGCTGATACCACTGCGGAAATATTGGTATTGCATTTAATGCCTTCACCGGGGAATACCATATAGATAGACCCCGCAGCCGCTGGTGCAGTAAATGAAAACATGGCTGTGCCGCCTGTTCCATCATTTAACACAACCGTTGCACCTGTTGAGTAACTGATGGATATACCCTTGATACGGGATGGGCCAGCAAAAATAGTAGTGGTCGCTCCCGCCGCTGCCGCGCCGCTTTTTACGTCTGTCTGCATCATAATTAATCTCCTGTTATGAGGGGGCCAAAGCCCCCAAGATTAATTACTGCTGTGTAGCGGTTGGGGTGGCAGAACCGTCGCTGTCTTTTAC